TCCTACGAAATTATTTAATTGCAATTCAGCAGAAGCGCAAATGTCGCGTTCCATCGTTGCAATAATTGATTGAATCGCAGGTTGTAAGAAAATACGTGCAAAATCATCAATTCGTAATTCAAGATCAGCAATCGTGTATGCAATCATTGCGTGATATTGGTGATTGATAGTAAGTGCTTCAACTGCATCTTGAACCGGCTGAGGTGTTGCAGTCGGTCCATCACCTACAATGATTTTATTAACTCGTCGAATATTTAATGTATCACCAACTTTGTAACCTGATCTGAGAAAATCTTTTTCATATCCCCGATTAGCTGTAACCACAAATGGTGCTGCAGATTGAAAGAGTGCAAGCGCTGTATTTGAGATTAAAGATGACGTAAGTAAGTTATTAGGCATTTTTCCATCTCCATATGATTAATTAATGGCTCAAATGGAATGCCTAGATGCTTGTCCTTAAGCTATTTCCACTTAAACCCTTGATTTCGAATACGCGCCTTGATGTCTGAAATTGGCGTGGATTCGGTAATCCCTGCAGATGAGGTTCGTGGAGTAGCTCTGATGTCACCGATGGTATCGGCGGCTTTGGGCTGGGATTTATTGCCTCCCGAGATCAGAGAATGACTCAACGAAATCATCTCTTTCATTTGATCTAACGGTCGGAGGTTGGAAATTTTGTCTAAAACATCAGGATTTTTACCTATGTGGTAGAGAACTTCTTCAGGATTGGGGAGACCTAATGCAATATCACGCATACTAGCCGTAAATTTTGTATTAGTTGGTGATCTTACAACATCATCAAAGTCATCATATTTATCTGAGCCCATATCAAAACGTCGATTTAAATCTTGATACTTACTCTGTAAATACTGTTGGTTTTGCTGTTGTTGTAATAGCTGCTTTTGTTCCTCTTGCTTTTGTAATACGAGAGAAACTGCACGCGCAATCCTTTCTTCCTCCGTTTGTGGCGGAGGTAGTTGACCATTTGGTGCAAGTCCGGAACCCTGTTGAGAACCTTGCGCGCTTTGCATTTCTGCAATACGACGCAATTGCGCATTTTCTTCCTGAAGCATGCGTAAATCCCTTTGGTGATTCCTTTCCAGACGCTTTAGGCGTTTTTGAAATCCTAAAGAATCTTTATCCGTTTTTGCAGATGAAGGTTCGTCATTCGACTGGCCTTCAGTTTCATCAGCAGAAACCGGACTCTCCAATACTTGGTCAGAAGTTTCCTCTGACACGGGCATCTCTGAACTCAATCCTTGAGCTTCATCCATTTCCAAAACTCCATTTGGCATTAATTGCCCCAGACATTGCATAACTTGGCCGTCTGTTAGCCCCAGACATTTTGCTTGTCTGTAAGCGCTCAACTCACATCCTGTGAGATAAGTTAAAGACAATGTTATAAGGAGTGAGCGGTCAAAACATCGGCAGATGTACACATCGTTTCCATTACCATCTAATTAAAGATGGCAACGGAAATCAGTTTTATGTTTACATGGATTGAGAGTTACTTTGTGAAAGTGATGCCATTTTATGACTATGATCAAGATGTGCTTTATGCAAATCAACTAAGCGATCTTTATCTGCATGATGCGATTCTTCCATAATTTTCTTAAGCTCAACCATAAGCTTTGTTTTTTCAAGTGATTGGTCTTCTTGATTCATAGCAAGATCTTCATACAATTTTTTTGCATCCAGTTGTAATTTCACTTGATCCATTTGTTGCTGTTGTTGTTTTAATTGAATCTCTGCTTGTTTTTGTTGAATTTGCTGAGATTTCATTTTCATTTCTTGTTGTAACATTTCTATTTGAGGATTTGGTTGTGGAGGAGGAGCTGGTTTTCCCTGTTCCTTAGCAAGTATTTGAGGAGGCACTAAGTTTTGCAGTCTTTCAACCAATTGCGGCATAAATTGTACATCTAGATTCTTAGCATATAGATCTGCAACTAAAGGTAATACTTGTTGAGGAGCAATAGAAACTAGTTGCTGAAGCATTTCAAGCGATGTCTCACGTTGTACCGCAAAAGATGGCCCACTATCAATCTCAAGATCAAAATCACCAACTTTAATTTCATTCTCAATTTTATCTGGAGAAACTTGGTTATTTAAAATCATATTTCTAGTTTGACCATCTCTTTTTGTGACAATAAAGTTTCGACTTTTCTCATAGTAAACATATGGAAGTAAATCTAATATGACTCGTCCCGCTTGCTCAATTGCCTGGTTTTTATTATCAAAATAAACCGCAGCAGACATGGATGTTTCTTGACGCCTTTCTTTCTTAGCAATGCCTGATGTGTCTCGTGCTTGTAAATGTTCAGCTTCTGTATATCCCATAATCTCACGCATATCCTGATCAAACTTTTGTGACATAGCTAATAAGGTTTGTGGGATTTCCCACGCACTCATTTTTTGTGGCATCATTTTTGTAACCGGATCGGGTTTTGCAATCATTGCGCCATACTGATTTTCAGGATTACGCCACATATCCTCATGGCCCTGAATATTATCTGGTGTTACTAACCATTGTTCACGACGTCTATTTTTAATTTCAGTTATGATTTCAGTATTAATAAAGTTCAATGCTTTTTGTGCGTCTTTAGCGCCTGATACAAATGATTTTGTATATTGTCTTCCATCAACATAGTAAGAATCACCGTCCATAAATATTATAGGTAAATATTTGGATGGCCATTCTCTGAATTCTAATATTTGATCATGACTCATTCTAAGGTGAATAATTTTATAGGTTTTACCAATACGTTCACCCACTATTTTGGGAATATTTTGCTTAATTATTTTTCCTACCACAATTGAGGAACGAGCGGTTTCTTCTTTAATTTTTATATCTTTCTGCATATCCTCCCATTCTGACTCACTAACAACTGCTCCTGTTGAAAGTAAAAATAACTTTATGGGATACCATTTCTTTACGTAGCGATCTAAAACAATGATGGAATCTTTCACACCATTAAACCAAGTATAATCTTGGTTTTGTGTAACGTTTGAATATGATTCTGCTTGATCAACATACGGAAATTGCGCATAGAATTCACGTAGGGACATTTGATAAAGACGATGACAAAAATTACCATCACCTTTATGGGGTAATTTTGCATTAGGATCAAAACCTGTTTGCGTTGCATCAGGAATTGTATTAAGTGATAAAATTTTATTAAATGAACGATCAGATTCGTAATTGATATCTATTTGGAATGCACCCCATCCTAGCGTAAGAGCACTACGAAATGCTGCTTGATACACTAGTTGCGACTGAGATTGATATGCAATTGTACGTACCATATCAGCTCTTAAATCAATTTCTTCTTGAGTAGCTTTCCCATTTAAAGATCTAATAATGAAGTCTGATTGATTATCTCTTTCTTCACCAATTAGTTTTTTTACATTATCGTGCATCTTATTAAAAGTAAGCGGCCATTTGCCAAGGCGATTAAATTCCGAATCTTCAATTGAGTTCCATTGTTCACGAACGCAGAAATTTAGATCATCTCGTCCACGTTGTATATTCTCTTGAAAATAGGATTCCCAGACATTCAGATCATCTTTTGCGTTATGAAGTTCTTCACCTTCATCAATACCTGCTTTGTAAAAAAGATCTACACGTCTTTCTTCCATCTCAGCAATATCGTTGGGTGTAAGATCACCTAGATCGCGTTCGCTAATTGAACTTAAAGACGTATCGCCAGTTTTTCCGTCCATAACTTACCATCCTTGGCTAGTTAATTAATGACTATAAAGAATCTATACTTAAATTAGAACTTGTACTATTTGTATCAAGTAAATTCATATTACTGCCAGGTTCTGTTGGTATACTCGTATTTGAAGATTCTTTTGAACTTTCATCTGAAATTTTTGAATTAATTTCTTGTACTGGTTCTTCCGTTTTTTGAATTGCTGTATTATCACTGACTTGTTTTTCTGGCGGATTAGGAATCATATATACAGGTGTTGTATTGTTATAAGTAATAACCCAACTTGCGATTAAAACCAAAGTTAAAACAATGATAAGCGTTGATGCAACAAAATGAGTTATTTGCACTAATCCTGTTTGTGAAAAATCTCTCCAGTACCTTTTCTTTTTCTGGTTGTGCATATATGGTGAAACATGCTTTTTTCTATATTCAAAATCTTGTTTTTTATTAAGCTTTAACTGTTCTAATGATTTCTTAAAGTTTTCTGAAACATCTCTAGTTTCTTTTGCGTGTTTATTCATAACTTATCCTTTTTTATGTTTTCTTCCTCTAGCAGATAAAGATGCCATTTTCTTGGCTCCATACTTTTTGCGTCCTGCAGATGCAGCAATTGCTCCAGCGGATTTCGCGGAATATCCTTCACCTTCTACTTTTTTCTTTAGCGCTGAAAATCTCTTTCCTGATCCTAGTTTTGCCTTCATAAATTCTCCTAATAAGATTTCATTTTTCGTTTAGCTTTTGCTTTAGCCATGCCTTTTTTAACATCAGCTCGACGTTTTTCAGAATAAGCAATTGCAACAGCTTGCTTCTGTGGCTTACCAGCTTTCATCTCTTTACGAACATTGCTTGAAAATGCTTTTTTACTTCCTGATTTCTTTAATGGCATAACGATTTCCTTA